GGAAGGCGGCAGGAACCGGGCCGGCACAAGGGCGCCGGGACGCCACGCGCCGGCGCGCGCAAAACCGCCGGATTACGGCGCCGGCGCCGCGTCGGCTACTCTAGACTCTCTAGGAGGTCAGCCACCTGTTTTTCTTTCTCCTGAGCACGCCGCAACCTGAGTCGCTCACGGTCATATACTCGCCTGTTGCAAGCACCGCAGTTAGCTTTTTGCGTCCAGTTTTTTCCACACGCGCCACAAAGCGAGTGGGTTTGTTTGCCGGCGTGGGATTTGCATCGCGCACTGCCCTTCTCTGTAGGGGTCACAGAGCAGCGCGCACCCGTACGCTTCACGAAATCGCAAACGGTCACAAGGGCCATCGTATGTATAATTATTATTTTCTAATACATCGTAATTAATCGAGTTGAGTCGTATTAGTTCGTTACGATTCTGTCCGAATTATTTTAGCGAGGTCGGATTGTCCAGGCAGGTATAGCAATGCCGCGACGCGTGGGTGACAGCTTGAAAAGCCGACTTTATCAGGAGGCCAAAAGGCTCGCAGCCGAACAGCGCGTTACGTTTAGGTTTGCCGGGCAATGGTCTCAAGCTACGATTTCCGAGCTGATCCCGTACGTTGCCGAGCTTAGGCGGCAAGTTCTTTCGCGGCCGACCCGCCCCGGTGTGGTTGTTCCATTTACCGCAGCACCGAACGAGCCGACACATCGGCGCTACGCAGCGACTAGCCCAGCGGTCAGAACAGGCGCGTACCGCACCCGGCAGTTCACCATCGTCGACAGCCTATTGCGCAAGCCTATCAAGCCGACGCCAGCGGATCGCGATACGATCATTGTCGATACTGTGCCGATCAATTTGCACGACCCAAACCCCGAAGATGTTAAGGTGGTCGAAAACAAGGTAGGCGCCATGATCGACACATTCGAGCAAAAAAGAGTGCCACCAGTACCCGACAGATACAAGAGCGGGGCGCTGTGGACGCTTATGCTTGCCGTCATGGAGCGTATAAAGGAGCTGGCCGACCGCGGGGTACCACTGAATCACGTCAGCGGCTTCAGCCTGCTTTATGCGCCAATCGTTGGTGAGGATGAAGGGCGCGGCACGCCAGTGTGGAGGTTCGTCCGTTATGAGGCCGGCGACGGACCGCACAAGCTGCTAGCCAAGTCATTGACGAAAGTCCACGAGCACGAGCAATATGTCGCGTTTACAAAAAGCGACTACCAATATGCCGGTTCGCTGTATGACGATATCGACCCCAACACCTTCCGGCTATCGTGGTGGGCGCCGCTCCGCGGAGCGACACCAGGCAAGGCCGCCGGCAAGAAGTTCGAAACCAAATACTACAAGTGCGTGGACCACTCGACCGAGGGCGGGCACTGCCTTATCGACATCTTCAGGAGGTTCAAGAAAGTCGGTAAGCAGGTCAAAACGTTGTTGAGGGAGCACGGGCACGCGCCTGGCGAGGAGATTCCGCCCAGCGCGCTCGACTGGCTTGAGCCGCTATTTGGCGTCACGTTCGACGTGATTAGCGGCGACGAGATCGACGTTGACCGCAAATTTATCGACAACAAGACTAGCAACCGATGCGTAGCGAAGGCAAAGGAAAAGGTATTGAGGCCGTCACGACGCGACAAATACCCAAACATGGGTAAAATCGCGTTGACTAGACTTGAGGACGGCAGCGGGCATTACGTTCTAGTTGAGGACGCTAAAAGTGTCGTGTTCCATCCCGTCACAGGACTTGAGTACACCGAGGAGCCAGGCAATGAGCAAATTATTGAGAGCCTTCAGGTGCAGGGCCGCGCACTGTGCGACAGGCTCGCGAGACAGGTGGGGCGCAAGCGCCGCGTGCTCGCCTACGATATCGAGACGGTTTACGACGTCGTCGGCAACATTGTGCCATACGCTTGTTCGTGGATCGTGTTCAACGCCGACGAGCCCCCCGCCGACTTCTCAAAATGCGACGCCAAAATTGCCATCAGCGACGACCCGAACGACCCCAGCAAAAACCCGCTCAATGGCGTGCTCGACGAGATCGAGAACGCGCCGCGCGATACCGTCTACGTGCTCGAGGCATACAACGGTGCCGCGTTCGATCACCTCGCGCTTGCCCAGCTGGCGGCCGAACGCGATCGCTTCAGTAAACTGAGCTGGTACGGCGGCAAGATCTATGGCGGATCGATTGGGCGCCATCCAATGCACGACCTTTGTCGCTTCACTACTTGCAGCCTCGCAAGGGCCTGCGACAGCTTCAAGACGAACCCCAAAAAGGTGGCCGGGTTTAGTCATGAAGCGGTGCAAGCCGAGTATTTCGCTGGCCGCTTCGGCGAATGGCTGGCAGCTAATCGCGCGCAGCTCGAGAATTACGCGAAAAACGATGTTCTCAGCCTTGGCGACCTTGTCGTGAAGTCGCGCAATGCGTTCCGCACCTTAACCGGCCGCGACCTGCTCGAGTTCCCTACCATAGGAAAAATGGCGTGGGACACGTGGAAGGAGGGATTACACGACAAGGGCAAAAAGTCGCTGTATCGCCCCGAGACGCGCGACATTGACAAGTTCATGCGCGCCGCCATGACAGCCGGCAGGGTGCAAGTAATGATAGAGGACGGCAAGCCGTGCATTTACGTGGGTCAGATGCGCGTTGTGGATTTCAAAAGCTTGTACCCTACCGTTTGCCTCGCGATGGGGTTCGGCGACGAGGTATTTCCCATTGGCACGCCTGCGTGGACGGGCGAGTATGTGGAAGGCAAATGCGGAATTTACAACGTGCACATCACTAGCCAGGACGATGGTAAGCCGAATGTAATCCCGCGCAGGGACGCGGACGACACGAAACCGCTCGACTGGCGATTTAAGGGCGAATTCGACACGGTTCTAACGAGCGTCGACATTGAAATGCTTCGCCTCAACGGCGCGGAGTTTACGGTAGGGGACGGGTATGTGTGGGAGGAGAGCAGCGGGGATTTGTTTAAGAGGTATTTCACTCCGATCGCGGCCGAAAAGAATCGTCAAGACGCGTTGAAGATCGCCAAGAGCGGCGAGTACAATGCGGCTCTGCGCGAGTGCTGCAAGCTGCTCATGAACTGCTTGACTGGTAAGGTAGCCCAGAGGAGCCGCGACAGCGTTACGCAGATCGTCAAGGGAGAGGTAGCACAGCACGAATTCAAGGACAAGTATGACGACGTCGAGCAAACTCCGCTATACGGCGAGACGCTCATTATGACGGGGAAGGTGAAAGCCGGCGCGTGGAACCGCACGAAGGCAAAACCGTGCTACCTTGCTTGCTTCATATACGCGTATGCTCGGCGCTGCTTGTTCGATCTGCTGCCGTACTCGTTCTACTGCGACACTGACAGCGGATTTATGACGCTCGAGAACTACGAGAGATTTCGCGCTAACTACCCGCACCGTTTCCCGGCCGAGGGTGAGGACGCCGGATTTGGCCACGTCGCCGAGGAGCTGACCGAGAAGGGCGCGGCGCACGAGTACCGCGCTTACTTCATTCAGCCGAAAACCTACGCCATTTACGCGCTGGACGAAAACGGCAAATACCTTCCCGGCTCGAGTAAGGTGAGGGCGAAGGGGATCCGGCCCAGCGATGTGTTAATATCGTCCGAGGAGGCCGGCGAGCTCGAGCACACCGACGTCGCCGGAAAGTTCGCGCGATACACCGGCGCGCCCCGCAGGTTCGCAGCCGAGGAGGCTAGCGAGAGTTTCATGAGGCAGATGTATGAGAACGGCAACGCGACCGTGCTGTGCTCACAGATTCGCCGCAGTCTTACACACGATCAAAAGGCGTTCGTACTGCGCCAAGTGTACACGGTCAAGAAAATGAGCGTTGGCGCTTGAGCGCGGGCGCGGTCTTTATTTTGCGCGCTTATAAAGGATGTCCGGAGTGCAGTCCGTCCGCTTCAAGCTTTCGCAGTGGCACCCAGCCGACGCCCTGGCGTGGCTGGCCGCCCACCATTTCAAGCCACTGAAGACGGCCGACGTAACCAGGACAGAGGCTAGATTTAGGTTAGCCGACCCGGGCAAGTTCCGCAGATTCGCGACCAAAAAGTTGCCGAATGGCGTCAACCTCGTCATCGGGTTTCGGTGACCTGTCTGCTACCTTTTCAGCCGAGCAGCAGGCACCCTTTTTCGTGCAAGAAGTATTGCGGCGCGCTGCGGTAGACGGTCACCCATCGGCTGGGCAGGTCTAGCACGCGTTGTATCTGCTTGGGCGACAAACCCGCGTGCTCCTTGAGAAACTTCTTGACGTAGTAGGCCGAGGACGAGCGCGGGAAGAACGTGACGCTCGTGGCTTCGTTCAGCGTGCCGCGCGTCTTGCCCCAGTTCTGAATTAAGTGCGACGTGCTAATGACGGTCGTGTTGGTGTGGCGCCCGGTTTCTAGCAAGTCGTCGCGGAATTGGCGAACGGCGTCGGCGAGCTTCTTGTTCGGGATAGTGTCAATGTCGTCCATCAGAACTATGGCGTCCGCGAACGCGTCGCGCTGCGGCGGGTTGTCAATGAAGTCATCGGTAATTTTGAAGCGCTCGGGGGCTATCTCCTTGATGTCTAGAACCGGGTCGTTGTCGACGCGCGAGAAGATCACAATGCGGACGTCGGGCCACATTTTGCGGGCCTCGAGGCAGTAGCGGGCGCAATAGGTCGACTTGCCCGAGCCGGAAGGGCCGCTGACATAGAGGCACTCGCGCGTGTCGGTGCGCGGCAGCGGGATCACAATGCCGTCGTCGGCAATGGCGACCTCCTTGCGGCATCGGTCTTCGAATATCTCCGCCGCGTCTTCGTAGATGTGTTTTAGCACGGGATCGTCCGGCGCCCTGCGAGCCTTAAGCGCGTCATGCAGAGCTTCGAGGTCTTGCAGCGTTAGACGTCGCTTATTCGGCAAACGGAGGTCATGGAAGTAATCACCACCCAGCAGTATGACCGGGTCGGCATCGGGGTCGGCCAGGTCGTCGCACCCCTCTTCCATCAGACCGACGACGTATTTGTTGTACTTGCCGCCACGCACCCGCGCTATGGGCGTACCGTCGGTGAAGCTGAACGTAGGCCCTTTGAACTCCTCGCGATGAATCGGGGCGCGCTTGACTTCTGGCGCAGCCGGACCCGGTCCAGCTCCTGCGCCGGCTGCGGGGCCATCCTCTTCGTACTCCCCTTCGATCTCATCGCCTTCGTCCTCCTCGAGTTGCTCGAGATCTTCGTTTTCGTCGCTTTCTTCGTGTTTAATGTTGTCTTCGCGCACACCGGCCATTTCCTCACGCGTCTGGTCTGTATTGATATACATAGCGCGTAAAAAGATCGCGTTTTTCAATTTTCGCGAAATAATTAAATTCACCCAAAGACTCCGCGGCTAATATTAGCCACTTGCGTGAGATGTCAGTTGAGGACGCTATTCACGCTAGAATTCAGCATTCCTTGCTTACTGAGCCCTTCCATTACGGAGGCGGCTTAGCAGGGCTCAGGAGCGGCGCCGTTTACGGCGGGGGCATCTCCGGTATGCGCACCGGCGCGGTCTATGGGGGAGCCGCCAAAGCACCGGGGAAGCTCTGGGCAAGTCACTGCAAGCTTAAGCGTGTCACTCCTGCAGCTATGGAGAAAATTCGCGCCTATGCCGAAAGACTTCCATGCCCCTCCGATGAGGAGAAAAAGGCCATCCGCGCGGCGGCTCGCAAGCGCGCAGCGGCAAAGAAGCGCAGGGAGGAAAAGAAGATTATGGAAGCTATGGCCGCCGAAGCCGAGGGACCGCCAGACTACGAGCCGCTCGACCCTGAGGCAGCTCTAGAGGCAGTCGTTGGCTCAGGCATGCGCAAGAAACGCGGCGGCCTTGCCATGGGCATGCCGCCGGTCTGGATGGAGTATTTGCGCAAGTTTGGGCGTAAGGGCGCCGGCTACTCCGGTGGGGCCGCCAAGCGCGGCGGCAAGCCCCGACCATGGTGGGGGGTGGTGAAGAATCCGAAGAAATGCGGCAGTCAGCCATATGTTGCATTTCTGAAGGCCTATGCAAAGAAGCACCGTGTGACGTACGGGCAAGCTATGTCGGATGTCAGCAGACTAGGGCTATGGCGCAAGAAGTGCCCAGAGCTGCCCACTTACGCGCCCCCGCGGGGTACCAAGACGTACGAGAGGGGCCCGGCGAGACGGGTGGTAAAAAAGAAGAAATAGGCGCGCAGCCATCCGAAATTTTGCGCGCTCAGTAATGGACACGATCGTGAAGTACGCGGCGCGCAAGTCGCTCAGCTCCACGGAGATACGCAAGCTATGCGACGGCAAGGTGCGCGTAATCAGCTACCCCGAGCTGGCAAACTATGCCAGCATCGACGAGGCTCTAGGCAAGTACGGCGCCATGATAGTGCTGTACGAGACTAAGCGCGGCTATGGCCATTGGGTGGCCGTGTTCAGGTTCGCGCCGGGCGTATGCGAATTCTTCGACCCGTACGGGATGAAGCCCGACGAGGAACTGAAATACATACCGGACTACTACCGCCACGTCAGCGGGCAGGACGAGCCGCATTTGTCGAACCTGCTGCAAAATAGCGACTACAAGCTCGTGGTGTACAACGGCGCCAAGCTGCAGAAGTTCCGCGACGACGTCAACACTTGCGGGCGGTGGTGCGCGTTCCGCGTGGCGCTGCGGCAAGTGCCTTTGAAGCAGTTCGTGAAAATGTTCATCGGTCAACGCGAGTCGCCCGACTGGCTGGTGACCGCGCTGACGTCGTTCGCCTGAATAAGCTCGGGACGTTTTTACGCGTTGGGTATTACTAGCCATGAACGCCATGGCGAGGGCCGCGCGGCTCGCCGCGGGCGGCTCCATCGAGACGAAAGCCAGCATTACGCGCCCGGATATCGATCACGTTTATGTCAACATCGACATGCCTAAGACACGTCCGGCGATCGGCGGCGAGCACTTGCCTTGTGTGTATCAAACCACGTTCACGGACCCTATTGTTGAGTCGCCCGAGGACTGGCATTTGTCGGTCGTGCGCGCCGACTTCCCCATGACGCTGGTCCCCATTTCTATCGTCGGGCAGTCCCCCCTATCGCCCGACGTCCGCGAACTCACCCAGCGCTACACGATCCGGTTCGGCGGCACAAATTTCACGTCGCCGCTGATCTGGTCACCCGAGGTGAGCGCGAACATCGCGGCGCAGCCCGTGATTCAGTTCGCGAACCCCACATTTGGCGACATCACCAGCGCGTCGCCGGTCATCCTCAACGTCGGCGTCACGCCGGCCGTTGGTGATTGGGCCATTGGTGACGGCATCCCGCCGAACTCCAGGGTTATCGCGCTGGCGCCCGTCACGATCAGCAACCCCGCCACGGCGACAATCGTGCAGGACCCTATTTGTTTCGTCACTCCATTGGCCGGCGTCAGCTCCGCATACCTCGCGGGCAGCACCGCTATCGGGGTTCTCCCCATAACTACAGACATCCGCGTAGGCGACGTAGTTACGGGGTTCGGGATTCCGCGCTACACGGTCGTGACGGCCGTCAGCCGCGACAATCCTCCGTTTCTGAACCTCAGAATCAGCAACGCCGCGACCGCGGGCGCGCTGTTTGGTCCGGGGCACGTCGCATATACGCGCCCGCTGACGTTGCAGCAAAAGACGCAAACGGAGTACTACTATCTCTACAGCTATCAAAAGTGGCTCGACGTGCTCAATGAGTCGTGCGCACGCGCGTTCGCCATGGCAAGCGTGGCGGTGGGCTGGCCCGTCGGCGCGACCGTCGCGCCTCGCTACCTGTACTACACTGACATCGCGACATTCTCGTTCCGCGCGCAAACCGCATACCTAACCGCCGCGGGCGCTCCGGAACTGTGGTTTAACGCGGAATTGCAAGAGTGGTTTGCAGGCTCGTTTAAAGTTATCTACAACAGTCAAGACCCGTTAGAAAACTTGAGCTATCAGCAGATCGTAAGCGACAACGGGAACAACGCTATCGCCGCGCCTATTGTTGGCTTTGAGATGAAGGCGGAATTTCCCGGCTGCTGGCTGTTCGGGGATCTGATTGGGCTACAAATACAATCGACGTCGCTCCCGATCAAGTCGGAGTATTCCGCGCCACGCACCACCCTTGACGCCACCGGCGGCACTTCCGGCACGCTAATCACTCCGATTCTGACCGACCTGCACCCGAACCCGGACATCACCGGGCGCGACATTCGCACCGTCATTAACTACACCCCTTCGGCTGAATACCGGCTGATCAGCCTCAAGGGCAGTCAAGCGCTGTATTCGTTCGATTTGTCTGTGTTCTGGACGTTTCCGGACGGCATATTTCCGTTGCTGGTCACGCACAATGTGGTGTGCTCAATTAAGCTGATGTTCCGCCGCAAGTCCGCCGCAGTTCCGCGCGCGCCAGACGAGCCCAGCGGCGGCTGCCTCGCATGTCGGTCCGGGGGCTGCGTCAGCTGCCGACGCTAAAGCATTTCGCCGCACAGTAATTTTTTACGCTTCATATTACTCAGCATGGCCGCATTGCAGTCGCCGAATCAGCCGCTGGCATATGCCGGCCACTCCCTCGGCTCTTCTGCGGCGATGAACCCGCCCATCGCGGCGGTCGTCGACCCCTCGGTTGACATGAAAGAAAAGCCGTTCTATGTCGCGCTTAAGGGCGCTGAAACCGTTAGCTGGCGCGAGTACCAAGCCAGCGCGGTCAGCAACTCGCAAATCACCGTTGCGGCATTCCCGCCAAACCGCGGCCTCATCGTGAGCCGACGCATTTACCTCAAATCTCAAATCACTTTGACGTTCGCCGCTGTCGGCCCGCCCCCGGTCGGGCCGCTGCTGCAGCTCGGAGTTAATGACGGCCTGCGCTCGTTCCCGCTGAGCCGCTGCATTACTGCTATGAACGTCTCCATTGGTGACGCCACATTCAGCGCGGCTAACTATAACCAGTATTGGCCCCAGATCGTGAGCAGCTACCACAACGGCCGCGACAGCCGGGACACCCACTATTCGCCGACCCCGTCCATGCCCGACACGTTCCAGGAATACAACGATTGGACCGTGTACGGCTCGGCTCGCAACCCTCTGGCGTTCCACGGTGAAAACGCCGCTGAGGAGCCCCGCGGCGGTTACGTGTTCGATTCCGTGACCAACGTGGCCGGTGCTGGTGTCGCTACCGTCGTCGTGACGCTGATCGAACCCGTGTTCCTGTCCCCCATGCTGTTCGATCAAAAGAGCTGCGGCCCCGGCTTCGCCCAGATCGACACCATTAATTGCCAATTCTCTCTTGGCAACCTGTCCCGCCTCTGGTCGCACAACTCCATCGGCGGCAATGCTATCGCGGCGCCTACCGTGACGGTCAATAACGGCTCCATTCTGCTGCAATACTACGAGCCGGACAAGACTAAGGGCATTCCGCGCGAGCTTACCTATCCCTACTACTCGCTGCAGAGCTACACCATCGACCTCGGTAGCTCGGTGGCTGCTTGGACTGGCGCGACTCCCACGCCCTGCACGCTGACATCGCAGAGCATTCAAACCAAGGGCGTCCCCAAACGCTTCTATGTCTGGGTTGGCGAGCGCTTCCAGGACCAAAATTTCACTACCAGCGACTCGAATTTCCGCATCGAGCAATGCACGGTCACGTGGGACACCAAAGACTTCATGAGTGGCGCCAGTCAAGAACAGCTGTACAATATCGCTTCTAAGAATGGCGCTAATTACTCGTGGCCGAGCTGGCGCCAGTACCGTGGTTCCATGCTGTGCATCGACATGGCGCTAGACGTCGGTTTGCCTCCCGAGCAGGTCCCAGGCGCTCAGGGCGCTCACCAGCTGACGGTTAAGGTGCAGAGCAGCAACGTCAACAAGGTCCGCGCCATCTCGCCTACGCTGAACTTGGTCATTGTCTACGAGGGTCTGGTTGCGTTCATGGAGGGCAAGGTGCAGCCCATTGAGTCGCCTGTTACGCCGCTGCAAGCTCTCAACGCTCGCACGTCTCCCGGCCTCTCGTTCCGCAAGTCTGAAGACATTTATGGGGGGGGCTTCTGGAGCGACTTCGGCAACGCTTTCGTTGGTGCTGCCAAGAAGGCTATTGACATCGGCACGAGCGTCGTGCCGCACCTCGCCGCCGCCAAAGGCGTTTACCAGGGCATTCGCGGGCTCGCTGGTGGCGCTCGCAGCGGTGGCGCCGGCAGTGGAGGCCGCGCGCGCCGCCGCATGCTCGGCCGTGGCCCCCGCGTCATGCGTGGCGCCGGCCTGGCTGAGGCTGCTCCCTCGTACGAGGACGAAAACCCCTACAGCGATCTCGAAGACGAGCTGAGCGAGGACGACGGCAACCTGTCCGACGACCCGCTCGAGGCTGCGCGCCGTTAAGCGCCCGCGGGAAAATACCCGCTTATATAAGTTTTGTCCATGTCGCTCAACGAGCTACTGGACCAGAACGTAAAACCGTGGTGCAAGATCCGCGCGTATGAGCTGAAGGTAGACACGCCGCCCGAGGTCGTTGGCCCTACTGGCACTAGTGGGCTTCTAGCCTCGAAATACATCGTTGGACCAAATAACAAGTATGCCACTATCCAGAGCGCGGTAAACGACGCCATCGCGGCCGGAGGCGGCACGGTCCTAGTCATCGGCGGTAACTACACCGAAAACGTCACCATTAACTCGCCTACAGGTATCGCCGTCGAGGCTGTTGGCATGGCCAATATTGTGGGGTCTGTGACCATATCGGGCAACGTGACGGGCACGACCACGCTGACGAACATGGCGGTATCGCCACCAGCGGGCGACGCTGTCATTATCGAGCCGGGATGTCGCTCGCTGCTACAAAACTGTTTCATTACGGGGTCGACTGGGGCATGCGTCAAGTCGACCGGCCCCACCGTTGAGCCGTCGGCAATACTGGCGTCATGCCTGTGCGTAGATGGCACGCATAGCGTGAACGCAAACGCGAACGGCCCTATCGTCGTCGCCCACACAGTTCTAGCAAACGCCACGGTCAGCGCCATCGAATGCACGAACTCGTTCGTTATTGCGTTCTCGAGCGCGGTAGTTACCAGCGGTGGCGCTATCGCTATCGCAAATGGCGCGTCGCAGATTCTCGCACAACAATTATCAAACGTCGATTTCGCTGGCGCCAACGTCACCGCGCTTGACTGCAAAGACACGTCAAATATCAGACTGCAGGACAGCATATTGACCAGTGGCACGGCCGTGTGCGTCAACATCGCCGCCGCCGCGTCCGTCGAGCTGATCCGCGTGACGATCGGCAGCACCGCGGCTAATGTTATCTCCGGGCCGGTCGGGTCGAGCCTCTCGTATGCTAATCTAGTGTTCACGTCGGGGTCGGCAATCGACCCCAATGTGACGCTGACGCCCTACGCCGTGCTGTGAGATAGGCGCCGCCGTTGTTTTGTCGCGTATGTATTGCGATGCCCTGCATACTGTGCGGTTGTCGCGCGCGTGACATCTGCAAGCGCTGCGCGCTGGAAGTGTCGGGGTCGGGTCTGTTCGACGACATCGCTGCGGGCGCTAAAGAAGCGTTCGAACGCGTGAAGGGCGCAATAGCTGGGCCGCGGCAGCACGCCCCGCCAGCGTTGCGCGCGTTCCTGGATCAATATGGGGACGCGACGATTACAGCTATGACGATATGCCGCAAGCCGATCGCGTCCGCCATCGATACCGCATTGAACTTTATCAGTGCAGGGACTTGGGCGAAAAATAAGGAAAAACTAGGATATGACCGGATGTTTCATTTATGGAACGTCATGCTTCTGCGTATGCCGAATGGTAGTGAGGTCGGCGTAATGATGGAGAAAAATGAAACTGTCAACGTGCAAAGCTCGAACAACTTCACTTGTGCGGACGCGCTTGACGTTAAATTACCACGGGAGCGCATCAAACTGCGCGACTTGCTGGCAAATGGCGAGAAATTTCGCGGGCCTGCGTTCTGGGTGTATTCCCCGGTCAATACCGGCACCGGGGGAAATTGCCAAGACTGGCAAATGTCCATCCTCAAGGGCAATAACCTAAACACCCCGGCGCTGGAAAAATTCATTTCGCAGGACGCTGACGCGGTATTGACAGGCGCCGCCCGAAACATCGGCGTGGCGCTCACGGATCTAGCCGGACGCGCTTCCATCCTTCTGCATGGAAAAGGTGTGCGAAAAAAGCGCGCGAAGCGTAGCCGTTCAAACGCGGCCAATTAGCACGCACGTGTGTTCTTTTCCTGCCCAATTCACGACCTCACCGGACAGGTTCACGGCGCGTACCGTGATGGTGTCAGCGGCGCGGACGTATGCACTCACGAAGATAGCGGGGCTGGTGTCCTCGCTCAAAGTAACATAGACGAAGTCGCCCAGCTTAGCGTTCTCAAATGGGAGCTGGAAGACCTCCAGCGCGCCGGGGGCGTGCGCTAGCAGTCCAAACGCCAATTTGTCCGTAGCGTTCCTAATCGCAATGACAGGCTTGCCCCTAACGGTAATCTCTCCGCACTCCACCAACGTGGCGCCAAGCACGTTAGTTTGAACGCTATTAGCCTTGACGTCATCGCAGTTCACGGCCGCGGCCGAAATCTCGGCTGGCGTTCTGATGTCGCCGGTAGCCTGGAGCGTGCCGGTGATGCTGACGGGTGTAGGGATCTGCATGTTGCTATGCAATGGCGGAAAATATTGGTCGCGCGCAAATGGCGGCTTACGGGACGCTCCACGTGAGGGAGAACGAATTGAATCCCGTGGTGTTCACGCCCAAGCCGGCGAAAGTGCTGGCCGGGTCGGTGTTGGTGGCGTTGAAGATGACAATAGAGCCGGTGACGTTTCCGACGGCGACGGTTGCCGGCGTCTGCGCGTTCAATGCGGCGTCGTCATTCGCCAAGATGAGGCCGACAAATCCGGGGTTGGCAGGGCGGAAGCGAGCGGGTACGACGGCAGTGAAGTCGATGAGCTGCCCGACCACGCCGGACGCCGCGGCAACGCCCGGAACGTTCATTGTGACGTTCTTGCCGATTCGGCACAATGTGTAGTCGCAGGACTGTGGCGCGGCCCATGGTCCGATGACGTTGTTGGTAATCGTCGCCTCCTCATAGTAATCGAGTTTTGTGACGACGGCGCCAACTTGATTAGCATTATTCAGCAGCAGGCCGCTAAACGGGCTCCCATTCGTACCCAGCTCCGTATTTGGCTGTGCCGCGATAGTGCCGGCGAGCACCATCGTGCCGGCGGAGTTGCCGATGTTGATGGGCGACCCGCTGAATGGGTTGATGACAATTGTGCCGTCGGTGGCGAGGTCGCCGGTTGTGACCTGCGTAGACGTCAGACCGCCGTTGTGGGTGGTCAAACCCGTGAAGGTGCTGGCGCCTGTCACCTTCAGGTCTCCGCCGACCGTGGCGTTTCCGGTAACGGACAAATTGCCGCCAACGTTAAGGTTTCCCGAGATCGAGAAAGACCCCGCAACGGTCAAATCGTGTTGCACCAGAAGGTCGTACACGACCGGGTTCAAGTACTTCTTTTCCGGGTCGGTCCGGTTCAGCTGATTGAGCGACATGCCTCGTAATATACAACGCGAATAAAAACATTCCGAAATTCTCAGGCTCACGCCAGTTTGGTCATAGTGAGGTATGACGACGTTTGACCGCCAATAATGGCCTGACCGCAAATAACTGCGTTGTTAAGGTTTGAGAACACGGGGGCGCGCACAGATTCGCCGGCTCCGAACGTCATAATGGCGCTCACGGTTACGGCGGCAATTTGCCCCGGCGCGACAAGCACGGGCAGCGCGGCCGTCGCCTCTTGCGGTACGCCAGCGTTCACGCGCTCAAGATAGGCGTACGCGTAATTGCTGACTGCGTCGCTGTTCTGTATCGATACCCCGGCCGTGACTTGGTAAGTTCCGGCGAGTGGTGGAAATAGCTCATCACCGACAATAGAGAACCCGCCGCTTTGTTTCGGGATCAAGGTCAGCGGGGTAAGACCCGTAAATGCCTGCGGAACGGCCAGGGATGGAGTACCCCTAGCGTATGCGTATTGCGCGGCGCTACCGCCCGATACCTGCCACGAGCCATTACCAAACGCGTCACTCGTTAGCACTTTTCCGGCACCAGCGCCATCGGCCAGCGAAATGCCTGAAGTTGCTGCAAGCACGCCACAACTGATATCGCCGGTGGCGGTGATGTTGTTCACTTTCAAATCGCCCGACAGGTCGAACGATCCGGCCGAGAGCGCGCCGGCAACGTTCAACGTCTGGCAATTGAGAGCGCTCCAGGGCTTCGACCCTGCGGCGAGAAGCTGGTTGAGCGACATGCGTAATATACTGCGTGAATAAAAATTTCTTGAGCTCGCAACTACTCACTCGTCGGCTAGCGTCTTGCGCTTTTGCTGGAGCGGCGCGGCTTCCATAGCTCGGCGAATGGTCTCCTTGTCAATCTTCAACGACTCTAGAGCAAACTCGAGACGGAAATTGTTCATGGCCAGGTCGGCGGCGGCCTGCGACTCGGTCACGCTGAGCAATTTGCCGCCGGGGCCCTCAACGATCCAGAGCACTTTTTTCTCGGCGGCGGGCGCTGTGCGCGCGGGTTCGGCAGCGCGAAGCGGCTCAACGCGCTTGACCTCGGGCAAGCGAATAGCGGCCGCGGCGGCTGCGGCGGGCGCGGCTCTCAAAGGCTCTTTGTACTCCTTGGGCGCTTCTGCCTTGGTCTCAAGCTTGGCGGGTTCGGGCGTCTTAGGTGCCTCGGCCTTGACCTCTACAGGCTTGGCGGCCTTCGGGAAGACAAAGGGGGCGGGGGCGGTCCTGGCGGCGGGAGCGTCGACGATGACATACTCGTTCTTTTTGGCGGCCATTGGTTCGGTCTCCGGTGGAGTGCTGCTATACACTACGCCCATCGAAAGGCGGCGAATAATAAAATGCGCGCAAAATGAGGGTACCGAACAATGGGCAATGTGTGTGTGGCGGTCCCTGCATAACTAATTACCGCACTATATAATGGGCGACATTGAAGGGCTAGCAGCAGAGTACGAGAGGGATCTCGAAGCGGCGGGGTATGAAAATGACGAAGAAACAAAAGAGTTGTCGAGACGCCTGGCTATCGCGTTTCACGCTACAATGTTAATGTGTGCGGCTGGCTGCGAAGAAATACAGTTCGGCATTCGTGTGCCCGACAAATACAAAAACTTTGTAGATGCCTGGATGCTCGATATTGCCGAGCGGGCTGCGAATGCGCTGGACTCCTAGGGGTAGCACTCAGGGCGCGACAGCGGCGCGCCGTCAGCGCCAGCGCTGGGGATGGCGGGCGTTATAGCATTCTTCCCGAGGAGCTGAATAACCTTGTCAAGCTTTTCCGGCAGACCGTTGAGAGATATGGCGATTCTCTCAAGGGCTAAGCGAGAGAGTTCCAAATTATGCCTTTTCTGCGCGTCGTAATGTTCTGTCCGATCTTTCTCGTATTCATATTGCAGCACATTGGCGTGCGAGTCGCATAGCTTAATATCCCCCACACAACGGCCATCAGCACTAGCGGGAACATAGCATTTACCGCAGCGCCGAGGGAATTCACGCACATAGTCATAGTGCGCTTGTTGCCACTCCGTGAAGTTCTTGAAGGCATGTGAAGCCATCGCGTCGTGTCCAGTCGTATACTACTGCGGCAAACTCCTACGAAATAAATTAAACGTAGCCGACGCGGCGCCGGCGCCGTAATCCGGCGGTTTTGCGCGCGCCGGCGCGTGGCGTCCCGGCGCCCTTGTGCCGGCCCGGTTCCTGCCGCCTTCC